CGGTGTTCCACAGTTCATAGTATTTTGCATTGCTGATCTTCTTCCCGTCATAGGTGAACAGGTACGTGCTGCCGGTGCTGACCAGATCCTTCACAAATGGTTGGATCCTGTGATGGATGGGAACAATTCTGCCTTTGCCTGATGCCGTCTTGATCCCACCTTGGAAGTACAGTTCATCCATGTTCACCTGTTCAGCCTTCATGGTTAGAAGTTCAGTCAGTCTGAAGCCGGTGTACAGATAAATCAGCACGGTGTTCACATATGGCTGATCAGAGATCTTCCACAGGTCATCTATCTGTTCCTGGGTGAATGGTTCCCTGGTGGTTTCAGGAATTGGTGCAGCTGATGTCAGCTGGCTGTACATCTTGTCAATGATGTCCAGTTCAAAGGCAAACCGGTCAAGGTGTCCCCACAGTGCCTTGATTGCGCCCTGGGTGGAATATCCCTTGCCACAGTTGTCAATGGTATCCTGCATCTGATAGGACTTGATCTGCCGGTACTTGGTGCCGTAATACTTGGAACAGTGCCTGAAGGCTGACTTCAATGACTGCTGTGTGCTGATCCCCAGCTTCGGCAGCTTGATCTTTGACCAGCGCTGATAGAGTGAAGCCAGGGTGATGGTTTCCCTGTCCACTTCCAACGGATTATTGTTGTACTTGGCCAGCAGGATCATGGCTTCCTGTTCCGTGGCTGCATAGGCCACAGGTGTTTGCTTGGCCTTGCCTTCTTCATCATAGATGGTCACCTTCACCACCCATGGTCTGGTTCTATGGCCGGACAGCTTTGTCACACAGCCATAGCCGTTTGGATTCCTTCTTCCCATAGACATTCCTTCCTTGCTATTTCAAGGAATGTGTGCTATGATTAAGGGTGCATAGCCCAATTCAACACATTCCTTGAATTGGTTATCACTTGGACATCCGGTGCTGCTACACCGGATGTCCTCTTTTTTGTTTACAGTGAAATCTTTTGTTCAGTCTGCGGCTTCAGTTCATTGAACTTTTTCACTACATCTGAAAACCTGTAGCATACATCAGACGTGATAATGATCTGACCGTCAACATAGTCAATCACCAGGAACATGTGGATCACACGTTTCTTCTTTTCCTTTGGCTGACTGCCAATAACAGCACCGGCAAGACCGAAGGCGACAGCACCGGCAATTCCCCTGGCCAATGATGACTTCATGTGGCTTTGAATTTCCACATCATCATACTGTGAAACCCCTGTCACCCTGTCCAGCGTGATGCTGTATTCCTTTTTTGCGGCAGGTGCCTTGATGATTACCTGTTCATCTGTCAAGGTAACGGATACAAGCTGGCCTTCAGGCAGATCAAGACCGGAAACATGATTGCCAACTGCATCCGGCTTGTCATTTTTCTTCTTCCCAAACATAAAAACACCCCTTTCTTGGCATTGGTTACGGTTGAATCACTACTTGGTAACGGTTCAGGTAACGGTTGAAAAGCGTTGATTTTACAGGTGGTAACGCTTGGTTACGGCTGTTTTCATTTTTGCAGTAAATTACTATAAGTGTACTTAGAATAATTTTGAAAAAAGTGAAAATATAAGAGTAGAAAAAGCAACCGTTACCCGTTACCAACCGTTACCTGTCATGTGAAAAGTCAACATAGATCACATTGCCTTCTGTTCTGATGATTCTTTTTTCACAGCATACTTGTCAGCCTTCATCATTCCCAGCATTTCACCATAGATGATCAGCCGGTCATCCTGATCCAGCTTCAGAAACGTCTGCACCATTCTGTATGCATCCTGGCCATAGCATTTTTCCATCAGATCACAGATGATCTTTTGTTCTTTGTCCTGAACGCTGTCACAAAGATCTGAACATGTCACACCAAGAACCTTGGCAAAGATCTTCAGTTTTGAAATGGGAAGGTCTGATTGACCGTTTTCAATTTTGCTGATGGTTGACTTTCTGGTGTCAGAAGTATATCCACATTTTTCAGCCAGTTCTTCCTGTGACCAGCCATGTTGAATCCGAAGGTATTTGATGTTTTGGCCAAGCGTCTGAAGATAAGGATCTTTGCTGGCACCCATATGATCACCCCCTTTCATAGGTACCATTTTACCACGTGGTTGCCCTATGTTCAATAATTTTTTCAATTTCCTGAAAAAATAGTTGACAGGCATTCCCCGTGGTGGTAAGATAGCAGCAGGTGGAACAATAATCAACCTTCCGGATGTAGCAGCATCCAGAAAAAGTCCAAGTGATAACCAATGAAAGGAATGTGAATCATGATTAAAGTCAGGAACCGTGAAGCAGCTTGGAAGGAAGCTGAAAGACTTTTCCCCACAGACTGGGAAAAGGACTATAAGGCCAGTGAAAATGCAGGATACCCTATCTTCATGAGCGCTGCCGAAGGAAACAACAGCTGGATCAGTGACCTGAACACTTCCCTGGAACTGAACATCCAGGAAGGCAAAGGGATCAAGACCATCCGGATCTACATTGAACAGGAACCGGAAATCATTGAAGAAACCAAGTGGGATCCGGACAGCATCCGCTGCATGTGCATCAAGCACAACCTGTACACCTGTGGCAGCGTGTCTGACTACAACTTCATGCTGAACACTGTTGGTGTGCAGGATCCTACAGTTCACTGGATCTATGAAATTGCACAGGACATTGTGAAGCACAGTGAAGATCAGACTGTTGAAAACGTGATGTTTTTGATCCGGAAGGAAGCAGTTGACACCCTCTACACTATTAAGTGATAACCAATGCAGGCACCGTGAAGGGTGGATAACAGACCACCCTTCACACTATAAAGAAAGGAATGTGAACTATGAACAAGATCAGAAGAAAAGCCATTGATGACGTGATCAAAAGGTTGGCCGAAGTTCAGTCTGAAATGGAATCCATCTTGGATGACATTGAATCTATTAAGGATGAAGAACAGGAATATCTGGACAACATGCCTGAAAACCTTCAGGGATCGGAAAAGTACAGCATGGCAGAAGATGCCGTCAGCAACATGGATGATGCATGGAACACCTTGGATGATCTGAAAGGTCAGATTGATGACGTGTCCAGCAGCTTAGAGGAAGCACAGGCATGAAGAAAGGAATTGAAGTCTGGTCTGACTATGACAAGACCGGCCAGTGGATCCTGAACATCAAGAAAAGCCGTGGACGGCTGACACTGGATGAAATCAGGGATGCCTGCATGGAATATGAACAGGACTTCTACATGCTGGTGATCGTGGCCATGGATCGTGAAGTTGGTCAGTATTATGATCTGGATGATCTGGAAGGTGATTTTGTCATGCTGTACCGTGCAGATGACTTCTTCCGGTGGCGTGAAAAGGGGTGATGCTTATGAACACTGAAGTGATGTTCAGCAAGAAATCTGATGAATGGTCAACACCACAGGACTTCTTCAATGAACTGGATGCAGAATTTCATTTCACCCTGGATCCGTGTGCAACGGCAGAAAACCATAAATGCAACAGGTATTTCAGCAAAGAAGATGACGGCCTGAAAGCTGACTGGGGGGGGGGATGTCGTTTTCTGCAATCCACCGTATTCAGAGATTGAAAAGTGGGTGGCCAAGGCATTCTATGAAACCAGGAAGGACAACACGGTGGTTGTGCTGCTGATTCCTTCCAGAACTGACACCAGGTACTTCCACAATTACATCATGCACCGGTCTGAAATCCGGTTTGTGAAGGGAAGGTTGAAGTTTGGAAGTCAGAAGAATGCAGCACCATTTCCTTCCATGGTGGTCATCTTTAGGGGTGCAAGCGTAAAGTGAAGCAGGAAGAATGGAAAATACTGAACAAAATTGAACAATGGGTTGAACGGTTACCATACCGGCATCTGAAAATTGAAATCAATTTGAAGGATGGAACGGATCTGATTTATGAGAAAGACAAGCAGAATCCCATAGGGTTTTACATAAGTAATGGAAAGCAGGTGAAGCATGAAAAAGATTCTACTGGCCTGGATTGAACAGGTGATCCAGTTTGACAATCAGGCTGAATATCAGGACTACAAGAAAAGCCTGACTGGAAAGTTTAGCATAATGTCTGAACGGACTGACACTGAAGGCAAGGTCTTTGTCCAGATCAGGAAGCAGTACAACAAGAACCAGTTTCCGGAAGACGGCAACTGTGATATTTAAGAAAGGAAGGTGGCAACAATGACCAACACTGAACTTCTTCGGAAGAAGATTGATGATTCTGGCTACAAGATTGCATTCATTGCTGAAAAGTGTGGCCTGACACATCAGGGATTCCTGAACAAGCTGAACAACAAGACAGAATTCACCATGTCTGAAGCCTGCATTCTCCGGGATCTTCTGAACATGACTTCTGAAGAATTTGAAGCCATTTTTTTTGCCAACAAGGTGGAATAATAATCAACCGCAAAGAAAGGAAGGTATCAAGGAATGTTCAATGAAAGACTGAAAAAGGCTATGCAGGATCTGAATCTGAAGCAGACACAGGTTTGTGGTCTGACTGGAAAGTCCAAGGGATCAATCAGTCAGTACCTGTCTGGCAAGCAGATTCCCCCGGAAGACGTTCAGCGTGATATGGCAGTGTCACTTGGACTGGATCCGGACTACTTCACCAAGGAAGATGATCAACTTCCGGCCTTCGGTGTGATGCCGGTGACCAAGAAGGCAGGATCCATCAGAAGGCTGACAGTAAAACAGGCAGCCAAGGCCATGGGCATTGACAAGGACACGGTGTCTAAGGGACTTCAGCAGGGTGTTTTCCCTTGGGGGTATGGCATCAAGACCACGGATCACAGTTGGACATACGTGATCAATGGTGACCGGCTGGAACAGATAGAGGGGGTGAAAGTTGATGCCTAAGATCCAGTACAGGGAAATCAACTTCAGAAAGTCCAGCCTGGATCTGATCAAACTGATCAATGGTGTTGTCAGCGAATACAGCAATCAAGGATATGAACTGACATTGCGTCAGGCCTATTATCAACTGGTTGCACGTGGTTACATTCCAAACAATGAACGGTCATACAAGAACATTGGCAATCTGATCAATGATGGCAGATTGGCCGGTCTGATTGATTGGAACAGCATCACTGACAGAACCAGATATATCCGTGGGAACAGTCACTGGGAACGTCCTGAAGACGTGATTGCTTCGGCAAGGTATTCCTACCTGCTGGATAAGTGGAAAGGTCAACCAAACTATGTGGAAGTCTGGGTGGAAAAGGATGCCCTGATTGACATTGTAAGTCAGGCTTGCAGACCTATAGACACACCACACTTCAGCTGCCGTGGTTATACTTCCCAGTCTGAAATGTGGTCAGCTGCACAGCGCTTCATCAGTCAGCAACACCGGGAACAGCGGATCATCATTCATCTTGGTGATCATGATCCTTCCGGAATTGATATGACCAGGGATATTCAGGACAGGCTGAACATGTTTGGTGCAGACGTATATGTGAAGCGTGTGGCTTTAACCATGGATCAGGTTGATACATACAACCCACCACCCAATCCTGCAAAGATCACTGACAGCAGGTGTGATAAGTACATCCAGGAATATGGTGAAGAATCATGGGAACTGGATGCACTGGAACCGCAAATGCTGACACAGCTGATCCGTGATGAAGTGACTGCCTATCGTGATGATGACCTGTATCAGCAGATCTGTGACAGAGAAAAGCAGGAAAAGGCTGAACTTCGGATGGTGGAAGATAACTACCATGAAACCATTGAATGGCTGAAAGGATGGTGCTGATTATGAAGCATGTATCAATAGACGGCTTTGCCGGTGGCGGCGGTGCTTCTGAAGGCCTACGGATGGCAGGCATTGAAGTGAACATAGCAATCAACCATGATCCTGCCGCTATCCGGATGCACACAGTGAACCATCCCAGAACACTGCACCTGACTGAAGACATCTTCCAGGTTGATCTGGCCAACTATCTGGATCCGGATGACACGGTGGATGTGATGTGGGCAAGTCCTGACTGCACCAGCCACAGCAAGGCCAAGGGTGGCCAGCCACGTGAAGCCGGTCTTCGGATTCTTCCGTGGGCAGTGCACAGGCTATGCAAACAGATCCTGACCATCACCGGACATCTTCCCACCGTTCTGTTCATGGAAAACGTGGAAGAAATCCAGGAATGGGGTGACCTGGATGACAAAGGACATCCGATTCCGGAAAAGAAAGGTCTGGAATATCAGCGCTTTATCACTTCCATGAAGGATCTTGGTTTCAGCTTTGAATGCCGGACACTGGTGGCTGCTGACTTCGGTGCACCAACTACCAGGAAACGCTGGTATGCAGTATTCAGATCTGACGGTAAGGAAATCCGCTGGCCGGTGCCTACACACAGCAAGAACGGTGAAGGCGGCCTGCTTCCGTGGGTACCTGTCGCTGAAAAGCTGGACTTCACTGACCTGGGATCTTCTATCTTTGAACGGAAGAAACCACTGGCAGATGCCACGTTGAAGCGAATTGCAAACGGGATCCGGAAGTATGTGATTGAAAATCCTGATCCATATTTCCTGCCAGATCAGACTGCCATGCCATTCCTGATCCAGTATCACAGTGAAACCAAGGAAGGTGACAGCCGTGGACAGACCGTGAATGAACCGATTCAGACCATTGACACTTCCAACAGGTATGGTCTGGTGTCCGTGTTCATTACCAAGTTCTACAAGACCGGAACCGGTCAGGAAGTCACGGAACCGCTTCACACCATCACCACTTCCCCTGGTCACTTCGGTTTGGTGTCGGTGTTCCTGCTGAAATACTACGGACAGGGATGCGGTCAGACGGTGGATGAACCGCTGGCAACCATCACCACCAAGGACAGGTTTGGAATGGTCAGCACCATTATGACCAGAAAAGGTGATCACTACGTGATTGCAGACATCTGGTTCCGGATGCTGAAACCTGAAGAACTGAAGCTGGCACAGGGATTCCCGAAGGAATATGTGATTGACCGTGACATTGACGGTCACAGGTATCCGGTGAAGGAACAGGTGGCCAAGATCGGAAACAGCGTGGTGCCCATTATGGCCATGAAAATTGCTGAAGTAAACGTAAAGGAGAAATAAGCCATGAAAGGATTCAAGGCATTTAATAAAGACTGGACTTGCCGTGGCAAGCAGTACAAGGTTGGTGAAACCTTTGAAGAAGATGTGCAGCTGATCCCGTGTGAATCCGGAATGCGTTTCTGTGAACGGCTGCCGGACGTGTTCAACTTCTACACCTTTGATCCTGATCAGACGGTTGTGGCCGAAGTGGAAGCCATTGGTGACGTGAAGACTGATGATGACATCAAGTTCTGCACCAACAAGCTGCTGATCATCCGTGAACTGTCCTGGGATGAAGTCCAGAAAGGCTGCAACACCGGGAACAGGAACACCGGGAACAGGAACACCGGGAACAGGAACACCGGGAACAGGAACACCGGGAACAGGAACACCGGGGACTGCAACACCGGGGACTGGAACACCGGGGACTGGAACAAATCTTCTTTCAATAACGGATGTTTCATGACGATTGAACCGAAGATCACCATGTTCAACAAACCGTCTGACTGGACGCTGCGTGACTGGTGGAACAGCAAGGCATACCATCTGCTGAACCAGATTCCGAAGAATGTTGTGGAATGGGTATATGCCTGTGACATGACGGATGAAGAAAAGCAGCAGTATCCGGAATATAAGACAACGGGTGGTTATCTGAAGGTACTGGATGAAAGTGACTGTGCACAGCTTTGGTGGGACGGACTGTGCCAGGAATACAGGGACATCATCCTTGCCTTGCCTAACTTTGATCCCGTGATCTTCAAGGAATGCACTGGAATTGACATCAATGCCTGATCTGGTACTGATGCCCCACCAAAACAAGGTGCTTGAAATCACTGAAGACTTTATCCGAGTGGCCTACTATCTGGACATGGGACTTGGCAAGACCTTTGTTGGATCTGAAAAGATGTGGGAACTGAACAGGCCTGTGAACATTGTGGTCTGTCAGAAATCCAAGATTGATGACTGGATCCAGCACTTTCAGACCTACTATCCGGACATCAGGGTGTTTGACCTGACAAAGAAGACTTCTTCCATCAACTTCAAGAATCTTCAGCAGGCAGGCATCAAGGATGATGACATGATTGTTGGCATCATCAACTATGACCTGATCTTCAGACGGTCAGCCTACCTGAAGATGCACGGCTTCACCCTGATGCTGGATGAATCTTCCCTGATCAGCAATGAGAATGCCAAAAGGTCAAAGTTCATCCTGAAGCTGGATCCGGCAGCAGTGATCCTTCTGTCCGGAACACCAACGGCAGGAAAATATGAAAAGCTGTGGTCACAGCTGAAGTTGCTTGGATGGAACATCACCAAACAGGCCTTCTGGAAATCCTATGTTGACACGGAATGGGTGGAAAACAGTGACGGATTCATGCAGGAAGTCATCACCGGTTATAAAAACGTGCCACACCTGAAGAAACGGCTGGCACAGTACGGTGCAGTGTTCATGAAGACTTCAGAAGTGATGAACTTGCCTGAACAGATTGAACAAGTGGTCAAGGTCAGAAAGACCAAGACCTATGTCCAGTTTATGAAAACCGGATACGTGCAGATCAGCAAGGCAAGTCTGAATGAATTTCAACTGGATTCTGATTTCTATGGAACCAATGAAGGTGACTGCATTGAACTGATTGGTGACAACCAACTGACAAAGATCCTTCATGCCAGACAGCTGTGTGGTCAGTATCACAAGGAAAAGCTGCAAGCCCTTCGGGACTTGGTACAGTCCACGGAAGACCGGATCATCATCTTCTACAATTTCAATGAGGAATTGCGGCAGATGAAGAACCATCTGAATGAACTGGAAAGACCGTATTCAGTGCTGAATGGATCCACAAAGGATCTGATGGCCTATGAGAAATGCAGCGATTCCATCACCTTCATTCAGTACCAGGCTGGTGCCATGGGCGGCAACTTCCAGAAGGCCAACAGGATCATATACTTCACCCTTCCGCTTGGAAAAGGCAGCTGTGACCTGTGGGAACAGTCAAAGAAACGGATCCACCGGATAGGTCAGGACAGAACGTGCTTTTACTACTATCTGCTGGTGTCTGGATCCATAGAGGAAAGAAACCTTCAGATGCTGAAGGTTGGAAAGGAACTGACAGATGAATTGTTTGAAAATCCTTGAAACGGTGCTTGGCATTCTGGCCTTCATTGGCTTCATCCTGATGCTGGGTGCTGTCGGAACATCTGACTACTTGACGGAAATTGGTCAGTATCAGCCGTTTGAAGACCTGGTGAAGTCCATGATTCCGGGAATGGTCATGTTTCTTCCTGGTGGCATCTATGTAGTTGCGAAAGACAGGTACAGGTACAGGTGATGAAGACAATGCTGATCATTCTGGGAATCTTGGTGGTGATCTTCCTGGCCGGTTCAGGGATCATCATGCTGGCAATAGCCTGGACACACTACCCATATGGAATCATCCGGGCTTGGATAGAAAAGAGGAAAAAGAAATGAGTACATACGAAAGGAACAGAAAGGCATACCGGCTGAACAGACGCTTCATCATCTTCATTGCAATGCTGATGCTGGCTTCAGCAGTTGCCGGAAGTGCCGTCACGTATGCCGTGACAGGTCATATAAGCCCATCTGACAAGGTTTCTGTCGAAGGACAGGAAAATGTACCACCTGCAACGGAACCTTCACCAGAAGCCACGTCAGCGGCTACTGAATGGGAAGTCTTCGGTGCATATGATGACCGGATCTTCACCCATGAAGTGTCAATGGACTGGGAAGCCAATGATCCTGAATTCACTGTCCTTCCGGTTGACCTTGATCCTGACATTCAGCAGTTCATCTGGTGGTTATGCAAAGGATACAATCTGGACTTCAGCCTGGTCATGGGAATGATATGGCAGGAAAGCACGTTCAGAACTGACGTGATCAGCGGATCCAATGACTATGGCCTGATGCAGATCAACAAGTGCAATCATGAATGGCTGACACAGACCATTGGTGTGACTGACTTTCTGGATCCCTATCAGAACATCCGTGCAGGCACCTTCATCCTTCGGAAGCTGTTTGAAAAGTACCAGGATCCGTCCATGGTGCTGATGGCCTACAACATGGGTGAAAGCGGTGCCGGAAGGCTGTGGAAACAAGATATTTATTCCACCAGTTATGTGGAAAACGTGCTGTATCATCAGCGGCAGATCATTGAAATGATGAAGGAAGGTGGTGAAGAAAATGCGTGAATCGTGGAAGGTGATTGAAAATCATCCTGGATATGAAGTCAGCAACATGGGAAACGTCAGGAATGCCAAAACAGGCAAACCGCTGAAGCCATATGATGACGGATCCGGATACCTGCGTGTGAAACTGGACAGGGACAACTGCCGTGTGCATATTCTGGTGGCCATGGCCTTTGTGGTCAATGATGATCCGGAAAACAAGACCATTGTGAACCATAAGCATGGCAAGAAGCATGACTGCCGTGCATCCCAGCTGGAATGGTGCACCATGTCAGAGAACACGCAACATGCATATGACACAGGTCTGTGCAGGAAAAAGAAGACGGTGAAGCGCTATGGCAGCAGAAAAGCAGTTTGAAACCCGTCTGAAGAACTGGCTGGTGTCTGAAGGGATCTATCCGCTTGGAGAAGAACAGCAGAAAATCACGGTTCCCCCGTGCGGTTACTGGGAAAAGCGCTGGGGTGGTGGCAAGTACATCAAGTCAGGAATGCCTGACATGCACATTGTAGTGAACGGTATCAGCATTGAAGCTGAACTGAAGTCTGAAACCGGAAGGCCTTCAGACCTTCAGAAGCAGAAGCTGAATCAGGTGGACAAGTCCGGGTGCATTGCGGTGGTTGTCTTCCCACATGATTTTGAGAATTTCAAAAGGCTGATACTGTCAATCAAATCAGTACCAAACCATTTCCCTGATCTGGTCAGACAGGCCGGTCTGGAAAATGGTTGGAATAAAGGATAACCAAGAAAGGAATGAAGAACATGGCAAAGAAAAAAGAAGCCGTGCCTGTAGCAGAAGGCACAATGACGGTGGACGTTCAGCAGGTTGAACCTGTTGAACAGCAGCCGGAACCGGAAAAGAAGGACGGCAGGGCAATCACAGAAGAATACCTTGCCAATCTGGAAGAAAAGAAAAAGGCTGAAGCTGAAAAGAAGATCCAGGACAACCGTCAGATGATTGTTGACCTGCTGAAGAAGACCGGCAGGGACAGAATTGACATTCTGATTGAAGAAATGGATGATGACGGATTCTTCCGTGCACCGGCATCCGGTGGATACCACAGCAATCAGCCTGGTGGACTGGCTGAACACACGCTGAATGTCATGCACAATGCTGAAAAAATCGGTGTTGCCCTGCTTGGCGGTGCCGGATACAACCTGATCCAGAACAGCGTGATCATTGCAGCCATTCTGCATGACCTTGGTAAGGTTGGCGACTATGGGAAACAGTTCTATGTTCCCAACATGGTGCAGGATGGACGGCCTACCAAGGCAGATCCCATTCAGCACTACAAACAGTCAGAAAAGAAGCCGTACAAGCGGAACACGGATCTGACCAACATTCCACACGGCATCCGGTCAGCAATCATTGCCAATAGGTGGTTTGAACTGACCGAAGATGAAGAATATGCTATCTGCTTTCATGATGGCATGTATGAACCGTCAAACAGGGCTGTCATTCCTGGACATGAAACCCAGCTGTTGATGATCATTCACTGGGCTGACATGTGGGCATCACACGTTCAGGAAGGCACTGCAAATGACATTGAAGATTAAGAAAGAGAGGATAAAAGAATGGCACAGAAAGTTTTGATCATGGGTGAAAGCGGCACCGGAAAATCCGCTTCCCTTCGGAACTGTGATCCGGCCACAACCGCTGTGGTCAATCCTGTTGGCAAGCCCCTTCCCTTCAAGGGATCCGGCAAGTTTGAAATGCTGAACAGCGTGACGGATGCCAGGAAGATCACCAGATGGATGAAGGAACAGGCAGCAGCCGGAAAGAAGCTGATTGTGGTGGATGACTTCCAGTATATGCTGGCAGTCCCCTATATGAACAGGATCAAGGAATCCGGCTGGGACAAGTGGAATGATTTTGGTGCTAATTACTATGACATCATTGAAGTCTGCAAGGAACTTCCGGATGACGTGATTGTGGTGTACATGACACACCTGGAAACCCTGGACACCGGCCTGACCACCGTGAAGCTGATCGGAAAGATGCTTCGTGAGAAGATCACCATTGAAGGCCTGTTCACTATCGTTCTTCGGACTGGCTGCTATGAAGCAAAATACTACTTCTACACCCAGAACAGCGGCAAGGACACGGTGAAGTCCCCCATGGGCATGTTCCCCACCTATGCCATTGACAATGATCTGGCCTATGTGGTGGACAAGATCAGAAACTACTATGAACTGGACGGTGCCGTGTCTGATGCTGAAATGGCTGCCGCTGATGCTGCTGTTGCCGCTGACATCCAGAAGCCTGACGGATCTGGCAGAAGGGCAAGAACTGGAAAGAATGCATCCACTGGTGAACAGCCGAAAACCCATGATGAAGTGGTTAAGTCCAATCAGGAAAAAGTTGCCGCCTATATGGATGCACAGCAGGCTGCCGTGGATGCCATTGCTGATGGCCGTGAAGAAATTCCTTTTGAAGAAGCAGCGGCAGCTGCTGCCACGGTTCCTGCACCGGAACTTGAAAAGGTTCCCAGAAGAACCAGGAAGGAACGTAAGGCCGAAGTTGCCAGCGTGGACACCGGCACCGGAACCATTGTTGGTGCCACTGCTGAAGAAATGAAGGCGCTGGAAGCTGAAGATCAGCTGGCCGGTGCCATGAATCCCCCTGCTGATCCGGAACCGGCACCTGCTACATCCGGCAGACAGAGAAGAACCAGAAGATCCCGTACACAGGCGGCAGCCAATGCTGAAGCCCTTGATGATGAAGACATTCCCTTCTAAGGGACAACAAAGAAAGTGAGGTATATAAAAATGGCAGTTGATTTCAGTGCTTTTGATGCAATGATGGATCCCAATCTTCAGGAAGACGTGAAGAACGCAAAAGAATTTGCAGACGTACCCAACGGTGACTATATCGTTGGCATTGACCGGATGGAAGTGAAGCTGACCAAGGCCAAGGACAAGCTGATGTTTTCTGCACAGCTGTCCATCAAGGAAAACAGTGACGGCAGCACCTGCACCCAGAAGGGCAGAAAGATCTTCTTCAACCGTGTGATCAGCGGCAACAAGACCAGTGAAAACTGGAATGATGGCCGTGCAATCAAGTCCGTCATCACCTGGATCAGCAAGATGGGCATTGATGATCTGGTCTTTGTGAACTATTCAGACTTTGCTGAACAGGTTCTGGACATCTTCCAGGAAGTTCAAGGCACGGTGGAACTGGATGTCACCTATAAGGCTGATGACTTCAATCCCATCACCATCAATGAAGCGTTTGACATCTAAACTATAAGCGGTGCAGGTGTCGGTGAAAACTGACACCTGCATCTGATGCAGAAAGGCGGTGAACGGCATGATCTTCTATGACTTTGAGGTCTTCAAGTATGACTGGCTGGCAGTGTTTGTGGACATGACCGCCAGAAAAGAACATGTGATCATCAATGATCCGGAAGCACTGAAGATCCTGTATGAAGCCAACTGCAAGGACATCTGGGGTGGATATAACAATAAGCATTATGACCAGTACATCATGAAGGGCATCATGCTTGGCATGGATCCGAAGGACATCAATGACCGGATCATCATCAACCATGAAGAAGGCTGGCAGATCAGCAGTGCATTTAACAAAATCCAGATGATCAACTATGATGTGATGCCTTCCAACAATGAAGAAATGGCAACTGTTGGTCTGAAGACGCTGGAAGGTTTCATGGGATCAGACATTCAGGAAACGGAAGTTCCCTTTGACATTGACAGGAAGCTGACACCGGCAGAGATTGAACGGACTGTCTTCTATTGCCGCCATGACGTTCATGAAACCATCAAGGTATTCATGGAACAGATTGACCAGTTCAATGCCATGTATGGCATTGTGAAGGCATTCCCCCATCAGGTCAGCATCAGGGACATTGGTGACACGGAAGCCAGAATCACTTCCAAGGTGCTTGGATGCGTAAAGACGGCATGGGATGATGAATTTGCATATACCTTCCTTCCCTGTCTTCGGCTGAAGAAATACAAGTATGTGCAGGACTGGTTCAGGAATGCAATCATTGACTGTTCACGGGAAATGCAGCAGCTGTTCAATGATCCGAAGACCAAGCCTTCAGAACGGCATAAATATGACGTGAAGGATCTGTACTGGTGGTCAAAGTATTTCTATTCCAGATCACTGACAACCACTGTGGCAGGCATTCCACACACCTTTGGTTTTGGCGGCCTGCACGGTGCACCTGATCAGCCCATTCACGTGAAGGGACAGCTGCTACATGTTGACGTGAACAACTACTACCCTTCCATGCTGATTGCGTGGGATCTGGTCACCAGGACGGCCACAAATGACAATTACACCGTGGTCTATAAGACCAGGAAGGCGCTGAAGGTCAAACAGCAGGAAGCGGCTGCTGCCGGTGACAAGGCAATGGCCAAGCACTACAAGAAGCAGCAACTGCCGTATAAGAAAATGCTGAATGCCCTGTCAGGTGCCATGAAGGACAAGACCAATCCGGCCTTTGATCCCAGGAACAACAATTCCATGTGCATCAATGGTCAGCTGATGCTGCTGGATCTGATTGAACACCTTGAAGTGATTCCTGGATTCCAGCTGATCCAGTCCAACACGGATGGCCTAATCATCCTGGTGCCTGACACGGATGAAGCCTTTAACATGGTGGATGACATCTGCTGGGAATGGGAACAGCGGTGCAGCACTGAAAAATGTGAAATCCTGCTGGCCTTGGATAACATCAGTGAGATCTTCCAGAAGGACGTGAACAACTATCTGTGGATAGGTCAGGACGGCAGTGTGGAAAGGATCGGTGCCTATCTGAAGGAATTGTCCAGGATAGACAATGACCTTCCCATTCTGAACAAGGCCGTGGTTGACTTCATGGTGAAGAAGGTTCCGGTGGAAAAGACCATCAGTGAATGCACGGATCTTCTGATGTTCCAGAAGATAGTGAAGCTGTCCGGAAAATATAAGCACGTGGAACATGAAACCGGTGTGCCAACAGTCCTGAAGGTGACCAATCACCGTGACGGATCCAGAACGGAAGTGCTGTCCTATCCTTCCAGTGAACGGTATCAGTTCAAGTGCTACAGGGTGTTTGCCAGCCGGATCCGTGAAGATGGCAGGCTGATGAAATGCGGCGGCAGCCGTGGGAAGCCTGAAAAGTTTGGCGGCACGCCTGATCATTGCTTTGTGGACAACAGCGACATGACAGCATCCACCATTCCGGCCAAGCTGGACAGGGAATGGTACATACAGAAGGCAAAGGAACGATTGAAGGCCTTCGGAATCACCGTATAGAAAGGACAGGACATCAATGGAATTGAAAGATCAGACAATTCATTTCACATATGGAAGTTTCAGGTCACATGGTGAAATGACCATAGTGTTGTTCCAGTTCCTGCTTGGTGAAGGCCGTGGAATGGGAAAGGTGAAGAAGCTACTGAAGATCACCAGGACAGTGGAATGCATCAATCCATCCGTGGACATCATCATGGGGCAGGTTCAGCAGTTCATTGAACAGTTCAATGAAGAATTTACAGAAACAAAGAAGCACACCAGCAACATGGTGATCAGTCTGGAAAGCAAGGTCAGGCTGGCTGAAAAGATGCTGGATGCAGACCGGCAGAACAGGAACCGTGTGAAGCGTTTTGCAGGTAAAGGCAAGGTCAATCCGGCATGGGAAAAGCTGAATGACATTGTGAAACAACGTGATGAAGAATGGAAATCACTGAAGAAGGATCTGGCTGCCAATAAGCGGATCCTGGACAAGCTGGATAAGGACAAGGCATTCCTTCAGGAAGTTTCCGGTCTTCTGGGATAAGGTGGTGATAGTGTGCTTTACAAGGGTTATGTGGAAACCAAGGGCAAGCGCCCCATTGAACAACTGAAGAACAGGAAGACCTGGAAAACCCTTGCTGAAGTGAAGGACTGCAATGGCTATGCAGGTGTTCTGGCTGATGATGTCATCCTGATTGACATTGATGATGGGGATCAGGCTGAAATTCTGATGAAGATCGTGGAAGATCGGCAGCTGAACTGCAAGGTGATCTGCACAACCAGGGGAAAGCACTTTCTGTTCAAGAACCACCAGGTAACAAGGAACCGGACACACGTGCCACTTGGAATAGGCCTGACGGCAGACATCAAGGTTGGATCCAAGCTGTCCACGGAAGTCATCAGGATAGACGGTCAAGACCGTTTTGTGGAATGGGACGTGGAACCGGGTGTGGAATATCAGGAACTTCCAAAATGGCTGACACCGGTCAGATCTTCGGCAGACTTTCTTGACATGTCAGCTGGTGACGGAAGGAATCAGGCACTGTTCAACTACATCCTGACACTTCAGGGCAGTGACTACAGCGTGGACGAATGCCGGGAATGCATCCGGATCCTGAATCGCTTTGTGCTGCATGAACCGCTGCCGGATGATGAACTGGAAGTCATTCTAAGGGATGAAGCGTTTCAGAAGCCGGTGTTCTTCATTGGTGCCAGCTTCCTGTTTGATAGATGTGCCCATTACATGGTCAGCAATAACCACGTGGTGAACATCAATGGCCAGCTGCACATCTATCAGGATGGCACCTATGCACCAGGCTACAGGCAGATTGAACACAGCATGATAGAGCTGATCCCAAACCTGAAGAAGACACAGCGCCGTGAAGTCCTGGACTACATGGAACTGATTGCAGAACAGCTTCAACCGGCAGATGCCAGATTCATTGCCTTCCAGAATGGCATATATGACATTGTTGATGATCACTTGCTTCCGTTCAATCCTGAATACGTGATCACCAACAAAATACCGTGGAACTACAATCCGGATGCCGTCAATGAACTGGCAGATAAAACGCTGAACAAGCTGGCCTGTGATGATGCTTCCATCCGTGCGCTGCTGGAAGAATGCATTGGATACTGTTTCTTCAGAAGGAATGAACTTGGAAAGGCATTCATTCTGACCGGGGATAAGTCCAACGGCAAGTCAACCTTCCTGGAAGTGGTCAAGGCCATACTGGGTGAACAGAACATATCAGCGTTGGATCTGAAGGAACTTGGTGACCGTTTCAACACTGCCATGATGTTTGGCAAGATGGCCAACATTGGTGATGACATTGGTGATGACTTCCTTCAGGGCAGTCAGGTGGCCATATTCAAGAAGATTGTCACCGGCAACCGGATCAAGGGTGAATACAAAGGCCTGACACCGTTTGAATTTAATCCGTACATCAAGATGCTGTTCTCTGCCAATGACATCCCCAGGATGAAGGACAAGACAGGTGCCGTTCTTCGGCGCTTGGTCATTATTCCCTTCAATGCAACCTTCAGTGACCAGGATCCTGACTATGATCCGTTCATCAAGTACAGGCTGTGTGAACAGGAATCAGTGGAATACCTGATCCGGATCGGCATTGAAGGCCTGAAGCGTGTCATTGCCCACAATAAGTTCACCAAGTCTGAAAAGGTGGAAAAAGAAATCAGGGACTATGAGGAAGAAAACAATCCCATTGCTGCATTCATTGAAGACCAGGGTGTGGAAATGATTGAAAACCAGCCCACAGCCGAAGTGTACAAGCGTTATCAGGTCTTCTGTGCAGACAATGCCCTGACACCCATGTCCAACATTGTGTTCAGTAAACAGGTGAACAAACGGCTGAACTTTGAAGTGAAATGCAGGAAGATCAATGGTAAGGTCATCAAAATTTTTGTAAGGTGGAAAGAAGATGAAAAAGTGGTGGACTAAAATCATGGCCGTGCCGGTCATTGTGGTCAAGGCACAGAGAAACACAAAACGGAACCTGGATAGGGCAACCATCAAACTTGGCTGGAAGGGCATTCTGAAACTGCTGATTCACAGAAAGATAGTGGTTGTAGTTTCTTATTATCCACTGATTCTGTCTGGAAAGGCAAAGATGAATGACAACGGTGACGGCACCTTCACCATGACTATGGAGAATGAAAACTATGAACAAGGATCCAAGGAAGAACGCTGAAGGATATGCGGATCCTACAGCCTACTATGGGACAAGGGAAATCATCCGGGAAGAATCCGAAGCGGACAAGCGTGTGAATGAACTGATCAAGGTGCTGAAGTTCATCATCCGGCAGTCTGGCTGTGAACTGATCACCCGGATCCAGATCAGGGACGTGAAGTCAGGAAGGGAATACAAATGAAACAGGATGATGAAGATCAGCTTGAATGGCTGACACAGTGGCGAAGTCAGCAGAAGGAAAAGCAGTTCTACAAGACCATGATTCACTATCACTGGAATGCCATGGTGGACTGGATCAGAAAATACTTCAGAAGGGAATGGAAAAATGGCTGATGTCTGTATTTTCAGAAATGGAATGTTTCTATGGATAGAAAGGATAGAGGAAATGAGCATACTTGAACAGAATGCCAAGCTGTTTGGCACTGAAAACTGCCTGACACAGACCATGGAAGAATGCGGTGAACTGATTCAGGCCTGCAACAAGGTTCTTCGTGCCGGTGGCCGTGGCAAGCGCCCTGCCTGTACATATGAAGATGCCATGGCCATGCTGAAGAAGGAACTGGTGGATGTCGGCATCATGATTGACGAACTGAAGTATCTGCTGTGCATGGATGCAGGTGAACTGGAACGGATCCGGCAGGTATCACTTCAGGAAACCAATGACCTGATCTTCGGAAAGAAAACCCGTGGTGGTTGATGGTGGTTTTTCGGAATAGTTGACTGGTAGTTGACTGGTAGTTGACTGAAAAATGGACTTGGTAACGGTTGCGGACATAGTTGGTAACAGTTGAAGGTAACGGTTAAAACCCTTGAAATATAAGGCGGTAACGGTTGGTAACGGTTAAATCATCTTTTTATCTGAAATTAAAAAAATTATCAATCTAAACCGTCTGAAAGAAAAAATAAAAAAGAAAATATATAGTAGAGTGGGCACTTTAACCGTAACCAACCGTTACCTTTTCTGAAAACCGTTGATACATAAGGCCTGAAGGCGGTAACGGATAAAAAAGTTAAGTGGTACCTGAACCGGTACCGGAAAGGAAAGATAATGGGTGAAGAAATGACTGCAAAAGAGTATTTGAAGCAGCTTGAACTGCTGAATGAAATGATCAATCAGAAGGTGTCACAGGTTGATGAATTAAGGGAAATGGCAATGGGTGGGGGAATGGGGATCCGCTATGACAAGGATCCAGTTCAGACTTCCGTGTCAGCTGATGCAGGAACCAACAAGATCATCAAGTACATTGACCTTGAAAATGAAGTAAATGCTGACATTGACAGGTACGTTGACCTGAAGAACAGGATCATCAATCAGATCCACGGCATCAAGAACGTGAACCACATGAAGCTGCTTTACAAAAGGTATGTTGAATTCAAGCGGCTTGAAGTCATCAGCGTGGAAATGAACTTCAGCTATGACCACACCAGAAGGCTTCACGGTTATGCCCTGCTTGATTTTGAACGGACATACCATGATGATCTGAAGGGTGATCTGAAAAGTTGACACACAATGCCACATTCACCTGTGTTATACTGATACCGTGCAAATTTGCACACTGCAAAATAGACTGACCGGGCTGCCGAAGGGTGCTAAAATCTCCTGCCTTCGGCAGCTACTTTGTTTGTGGAGATAAGAAAGTGGGTGATCTCTTGCCAAGGGCAAAGAACGCAAAAACAGCGGATGCCCTTCAGTTATATAGGCAAGGGCATTCCCTGAAAGACATTGCTGACCTGCTTCAGGTTCCGGAAAGCACAGTCCGGTCATGGAAAAACCGTGGTAAGTGGGAATGCAACGAATGCAACGGAACAAATGCAACGGAAAAGACCGTTGCAAATGTTGCAAACAGAAAACCCAGAAGGGAAAGACAGAAGAAGGAATCTGTTGCCGTTGAAGTCCAAGTTGTATGTGAAAACCCTGAATTGACTGAAAAACAAAGGCTTTTCTGCACTTATTACGTCAGGTCATTCAATGCAACAAAGTCATATATGAAGGCATATGGCTGTGATTATTGGACGGCAGCCACAAACGCTGGCCGTCTGCTGAAAAAAGCTGAAATAGTTCAGACCATCAATGAACTGAAACAAGCCAAGATGACCAGGGAACTGCTGAAGGAAGAAGACATCTTCCAGAAGTACCTGGACATTGCCTTCAATGATATCACTGATTATCTGGATGTCATCCAAGATGATGAAGGACAGGTCATCCGGATCCGTGACCTGGATGAAGTAGACGGCACCCTGATCAATGAGATAGCACCAACACAGTATGGTTACAAGATCAAGTTGCCAGATAGACAGAAGGCACTTGACTGGCTGGCTGACCACATGGATCTGGCCACTGAAGAACAGAAGGCACGGATCCAGGCATTGAAGCAGAAGTCTTCCGGTGATCCTGCTGAACCGGAAGATGATGGTTTCCTGGATGCCCTGAACAGGTCAACAGCTTCAGACTGGGATGACTATGAAGATTAGTTCATTCAAGTTCAAACCATTCAGCAGGAAACAGCGTCAGATCCTGAACTGGTGGTGTCTTTCATCCCCCGTCAAGGATTATGATGGCATTATAGCAGACGGTGCTATCAGATCCGGCAAGACCGTCTGCATGTCCCTGTCCTACGTGATGTGGGCAATGTCCACGTTCAATGGGGAAAACTTCATCATTGCAGGCAAGACCGTGGGATCCTGCCGAAGAAACGTCATTAAGCCGCTGAAGCAGATGCTGACAAGCCGTGGCTATACGTTTGAAGACCGAAGGACTGACAATGTGCTGGTGATCCACCGTGGGAAGATCACCAATGAATTTTACATCTTCGGCGGCAAGGATGAAGGTTCACAGGATCTGGTTCAGGGTATTACGGCAGCAGGTGCATTCTTTGATGAAGTGGCACTGATGCCGAAGTCCTTTGTGGAACAGGCCACAGGTCGCTGTTCCGTGGACGGATCCAAGTATTGGTTCAACTGCAACCCTGGATCACCATATCACTGGTTCAAGCAGGAATGGATTGACCAGCGCAAGGAAAAGAACGTCATATACCTGCACTTCACCATGGATGACAACCTGTCACTGTCCGAAAAGATCAAGGAACGGTACAGGAACATGTACCGTGGTGTGTTCTTCAAGCGGTACATCCTTGGTCTGTGGGTGATGGCTGAAGGTCTGATCTATGACATGTTTGATCCGGCCAAGCACGTGGTGCAGCCTGATCAGATACCGGCAATCATTCCAAACACCTGGCACGTGTCCTGTGACTACGGCACACAGAATGCCACGGTATTCCTTCTGTGGGGACAAGGCCAGGACAAGAAATGGTACTGCTGCCGTGAATACTACTATTCCGGCAGGGACACTGAACAGCAGAAAACTGATACTGAATATGCCAATGACCTTCAGAAGTGGCTGGACGGCATCAAACCACAGAAAATAGTGGTGGATCCGTCAGCTGCTTCTTTTATTGCGGAACTGAAGAAACGTGGGTACAGCATCAAGAAGGCCAGGAATGACGTGCTTGACGGTATCCGGTTCCTTGCTTCACTGCTGCTGAACGGTTCAGTGAAGTTCAGTTCAGACTGCAAAATGACCATTCAGGAATTTGCATCCTATGTTTGGGATGAAAAGGCCGCTGAACGTGGTGAAGACAAGCCGGTCAAGAAATTTGACCATGCCATGGACAGCAGCAGATACTTTGCATACACAATAATCCGGAAGCCTTCAGGGTTATCCGTCATGAAGTAGGTGATTCAATATGGAATTGGAAATTGTAAAAAAGATCATACAGAAGTATTCCGGAAGACGTGAAAGCTATGTGCATGAATCCATGATAGCTGAACGGTACTACCGGAATGAAACGGACATCCTGTTTGAACCGAAGAAGGTCAAAGAAGAAACCGTGAAGGATAATGAAGGCAATCTGGTCACCAGGGACGTGGCTGCACCAATGCGGAACGCTGACAACCGGATCCCCTTCAACTTCCATGGACTGCTGGTCAACCAAAAGGCCAGCTATATGTTCACGGCACCACCCGTCTTTGACATTGGTGCTGAACAGGCAAATAAGGCCTTGACTGCCTTCCTGGGTGACAAGTATCCGAAGGTGTGCAAGGATCTGTGTGTGGAAGCATCCAATAAGAAGACCGGCTGGATCCACGTCTGGTTCAGTAGGGATGACAACAGCTATAAGTATGCCGTGGTTCCTTCTGAACAGGTCTTTCCCATCTGGACAAAATCCCTTGACCGGCATCTGATGGGTGTCCTTCGGACATACCATGAAATTGATGATGACACCGGCAAGGAATTTGATGTCTATGAACTGTGGAATGATACAGAATGTGAAGCCTACTATCTGCCTGCTGGTGAAACACTGGAAGAAGGTCTGCTTCCCTATAACTGCTTCACGTTCATTGACGTGTACGGTCAGTCCAGCCAGGTGAATCAGTTCAAGCATGACATTGGTGAAACACCGTTCTTTGCCTTTGACAATAACAACATCCACACGGATGACCTGAAGAACATCAAACCGCTGATTGACGTGTATGCCAAGGTCTTTTCTGGTTTTGTGAATGATCTGGAAGACATCCAGGAAGTCATCTTTGTGCTGACTAACTATGGTGGCGCAGATCTGAATGAATTCCTGTCAGATCTGAAATACTACAAGACCATTAAAGTAGAATCTGACGGTGATGGTGACAAGTCCGGTGTTTCCACCCTGACCATTGATCTGCCGGTGGAAGCCAGGGAAAAGCTGCTGACCATCACCCGGCGCTGCATCTTTGAACAGGGTATGGGTATTGACCCGGATCCACAGAATTTTGGCAACAGTTCCGGTGTTGCGCTGAAATTCCTGTATTCCCTTCTGGAACTGAAGTCCGGCCTGATGGAAACGGAATTCCGGCCTTCCTTCGGACGGCTGATCCGCTGTATCTGCCGTGTGAATAACATTCAGATCAAGGATGATGCAATCATTCAGACCTGGACAAGAACCATGGTGCAGAATGATCAGGAACTTGCACAGATTGCACAGGTATCTGCCGGTGTGATCAGTGATGAAACCATCATCCGGAATCATCCGTGGGTGGAAAATCCCCAGGATGAAATGGACAGGCTGAAGGAAGAAAAGGCCGAAAAGATGAAGGAAGCGCAGGAAGCCTTCAATCAGCAGTATGATCCTTTTGGGAATATGACCAAGAAACAGCCTGGTGAAGGTGATGATGATGACGGCAAGGATCCTGAAGGAAAGGAAGGTAAGGCCGAATGAAGACTTCTGATCTGATCAAGCTGGGACTGACACCTGAACAGGCTGCAAGACTGTCCCGGAATGGTCAGTATTGGAAGATCCGTTTTGGCCAGGTGGAACAGGCACAGCATGACCGTGGTGTGCAGGCCTTCCAGAAGATTGATGCACAGTACCGTCAGGCACAGAAGGACATTGAAGCCAAGATTGATGCCTGGTACCGGCGCTTTGCTGACAATGAGGGAATCACACTTCAGGAAGCCAGAAAGATGCTGGATGCCAAGCAGCTGGCTGAATTCAAGTGGGATGTTAATGACTATATCCGCTATGGTCAGGAAAATGCCATTTCCGGCCAATGGGCAAAGGAACTGGAAAACGCTTCAGCCAGATTTCACATCAGTAGGCTGGAAGCATTGAAGGTTCAGTGCCAGCAGGATGTGGAAGTCCTGTTTGGTGCACAGGCTGACATTTTTGATCAGGCCATGCGTGACATCTACAAGTCCGGGTACTATCACAATGCCTTTGAACTTCAGAAGGGCATTGGTGTTGGATGGGACTTTTCTGCACTGGATCCGAAGCACATTGACCGGGTGATCAACACCCCGTGGACTGTGGATGGCAGAAACTTTTCCACCCGGATCTGGGACAGCAAGGAAAAGCTGATTGGTGAAATAGATCAGACGCTGACACAGAACATCATTCTGGGTAAGGATCCACAGAAGGCCATTGATGCCATAGCAACCAGACTGAACGTGTCCAAGTCACAGGCAGGCAGGCTGGTCATGACTGAAGAAGCATACTTCAGCAGCATGGCACAGAATGACTGCTTCAAGGATCTGGACGTGGACAAGTATGAAATTGTGGCCACGCTGGACAGCATCACTTCTGACATCTGCCGTTCCATGGATGGCAAGGTGTTCAAGATGTCTGAATGGGAAATTGGTGTCACTGCACCACCCTTCCACCCATGGTGCCGGACTACTACTGTTCCGGCCTTTGATGATGACTTTGGCCTGGTTGGTGAACGTGCTGCCAAGGATGAAAAAGGCAAGACATACTATGTGCCTGCCAATATGACCTATAAGCAGTGGGAAAAGGCTTTTGTTCAGGGCAATAAAACAGGACTTCAACAAGTTCAGCCTGTTCAACAGGTTCAGTCCGGTGGTATAATAGAACCTGATCCGTCTGTTGACAGAAGCAAGGCACAGAAAGCAGCTGATCCGGATGTCCAGAAGATCCTTGACAGGTATCCGGTCATTCATGGTGAACATACCTATGAACAGGACATCAAGGCAGTCAACCCACACTATGCTGAATCCAAGAAAAAGCGGAACAAGCAGTACACAAACAACTGTCAGCGTTGTGTGAATGCCTATGAAGCCAGAAGACGTGGATATGACGTTGAAGCCGGTGCCAGAATAATCAGCAATGATCCGCTGGCTGTCATGATGAATGACAAAGGGTGGGCAAATGTCTATGAAAATGGCCGTGATCAACTGGTTCAGTGCTTCAGCAATTCAGCGGATGGTGTCAGAAAGAAAGTCATTGAACAGATGAAAGCATGGGGTGACGGTGCCAGGTCTATTGTCCGTGTCCAGTGGAAAGGCGGCACTGGTGGTCATGTCTTCATTTCTGAAGTTCACGGTGATGACATCCTGTTCATGGATCCGCAAACTGGCAGCATGGACTGCCTGAACTATTTTGACCTGGCCAAGGTGAATAAAACCCATCTGCTTAGAATTGATGACAAAGAATTCACCACCTTGATTCAGGACTGCTGCTTCTATAAGTTAGGGGGACAGAAATGATAACCATTGAAAAGGCAAGAAAAAAGGCTGAAGAATATGCTTCAGGTGTGAAGCTGGGAAAAGCACTGGATGACGGTGAATACTTCATTTTTTCGTATGATGAAGAAGTGGATGAATCACCTATCTGTGTGAACAAGGAAACCGGTGAAGTTGATGACTACTTTCCACCGGATCACATGGAAGCATTCCTGAATGCCAAGGAAATTGAAGAATAAACATCCTTGATTATCAAGGCACCTGGAAACAGGTGCCTTTTTAATTGCCCTGAACATGGCATGAAACCGTTCATCCACCATCACACCTTGCTATGTGAATAAACTGGCAGAAAAACCTATCTACCGGAACCAACCGGAATAAAACAGGAAGAAAGGAAAGGTAAAAGTTATGTTGGAATGGTTACAGACGATTTTGGAAGGTGCAAAGATCACGGATGGAAAGCTGGATGTGGCAGCGGTCATGAACGCTGTCAAAACGGAATTTCCCAAGTTTGCGGTGCCGAAGGATGACTTCAACAGCAAGATCAATGAGTTGAAGACGGCCAATGACACCATCACCCAGCTGAAGAAGGATGCCAAGGACAATGCTGACCTTCAGGCCAAGATCAAAGAGTATGAAGACCAGGTGAAGAAACTTCAGAAGGATGCAGCTGACACGGCCAAGACCTATGCGCTGAAGGCCAAGCTGACTGAAGCCGGTGCCCTGGATCCGGACTACCTGATTTACAAGCAGGGCGGTCTGGAAAAGTTCACCTTTGATGCTGACGGGAAGCCCATTGGCATTGATGATGTGGTCAAACCCCTGAAAGAATCTGCACCACACCTTTTCAAGCAGAAGGAAGGTGCTGACTACAACCCTGCCGGTGGTGCAGGCGCTGGTGGTGGAACCACCAATCCCTGGAAGAAGGAAACCTACAACCTGACTGAACAGGGAAGAATTCTGAAGGAAAACCCGGTGCAGGCCAAACAGCTTGCTTCTGCTGCCGGTGTCACACTGAACATCTAAACAACATGAAAGGAAGGAATAAAAATGGCTGTAACAACTTTATCTGATGTCATTGTTCCTGCTCTGTTCAATCCCTACGTGAGCAACAGAACCAAGGAACTGTCCGCTTTGTTCCAGTCCGGGATCATCACTTCCAGTCCGGAATTTGATTCCCTGGCTTCCGAAGCGGCACCCATCCACAACATGCCGTTCTTTGAGGATCTGACCGGTGCATCTGAAGATGTCCTGGAAGGTCAGTCCCTGACGGCCAAGAAGATCACGTCCAACAAGGACGTGTCCACCACCATCCGCAAGGCCAACATGTGGGCTGCCACTGACCTGGCTGCCGCCCTGGCCGGTGCTGATCCCATGAAGGAAATCGGTGACAAGGTGGCTGCATACTGGGCACGTGAGTATCAGCGGATCCTGATCAAGATCCTTGGCGGTGTCTTCGGCACCTACACGAATTCCCAGTCCCAGCAGGTTACACCCCTGTCTGACCACATCCTGGACATTTCCGGTGGATCCGGTGCGGCTGCCAAGATCAGCGCTTCTGCCTTCATTGATGCGCTTCAGCTTCTGGGTGATGCCCAGCAGGATCTGACTGCCGTTGCTATGCACAGCGCCACCAAGTCCTACCTGAAGAAGCAGAACCTGATTCAGACTGAACGGGACAGCAATTCCGTTGAGTTTGAAACCTATCAGGACAGACGTGTCATTGTTGATGACGGTTGTCCGGTCACCGTTGGTGGTGTCTATACCACCTTCCTGTTCGGTCAGGGTGCCCTTGCCTTTGGTGAAGGTTCCCCGGTTGGTTTCGTGCCTACTGAAATTGACCGTGACAAGAAGATGGGATCCGGCATTGACTACCTGATCAACAGGAAGACCTTCATCATGCATCCCCGTGGAATCAAGTGGACGGATGCTGTCAGAACTAACGTGGAAACCCCGTTGGAATCTGAACTGGCCAACGCTGAAAACTGGCTTCGTGTCTATGAGCCGAAGCAGATCAGGATTGTGGCATTCAAGCATAAGATTGCTTAATATCTGAAAGGCGGTGAACCGTATGACACAAACAGAACTGAATACACTGGTGACCATGCGGTTGTTGACTTTTGGATACACAGTGACGGAAGCAGACAACAGCCTGCTGTCCTACCTGATCGGAAAAACAACTGAATACGTCTGCAATTTCTGCAATTTCCGGAATAATCCTGAAGACATCCCTGAAGCCCTGAAGTACATTGTTGCTGACATGGCTGCCGGTGAATTCCTTCAGCAGAAGAAAACCTTTGCCCCCAATGATCTGACTGGTCTGAACTTGGATGCCGCTGTGAAGCAGGTAACAACTGGTGACACTACCACGGTGTTTGGCACCGGGGAAGGATCCCAGACTGATGAACAGCGGCTTGATGCATTTATCCGCTATCTGCTGTCCTACGGAAAGCATGAACTGTACAATCACAGGAAGGTGAAGTGGTGAATGCCAACGTGACGGCTGCAAGAGCGGCAGCCAGGGCAGCTTATGAGGAATACCACTATGACGGGCTGGCAACAGTGTCAGAGTGGCAGAAGACAAAGAATGCAGAAACCAAGTTGACAGGACACGGTGAAGTTGTCGTTCTGACGGATCAGCCGTGTCATCTGTCCATTGAGGGAAAAGCAGCTGGTGAACAGTCAGCATCAGCTGCCAGTATTGTACAGACCACAAAACTGTTCATCAGCCCTGATCTTCAGATCAAGCCTGGATCCAAGATCACTGTGACACAGGCAGGTGTGACCAACGTGTACACCCACAGCGGAAAATCAGCTGTCTATGACACACATCAGGAAATAGTGCTGGATCTGTTTGAAAAGTGGGCATAAATGGCAAAGTTCGGAAGGTTGGACATCCGTGAACTGAAAGAGTTTGAAAGGAAACTGAAAACCCTGCCGGATCCGGATGCCTTCCTGGAATCCTGTGCAAAAGAACTGGCGGCAAGGCTGCTTAGACAGGTTATCAAAAGGACACCGGTTGGCCAGTATCCGAAGTCATCCGGAAAGAAGGGTGGAACACTTAGACGTGGGTGGACTGCCGGAAAGCGTGAAGGCGCTGCCGCTTATGCGGCGGCCATGGACGTGCAGCACATTGGCACCAAGTACGTGATTGAAATTGTGAACCCCGTGGAATATGCCAGCTATGTGGAATATGGTCACAGAACGGCCAACCATAAAGGCTGGGTGCCTGGACGGTTCATGATGACGATTTCTGAACAGGAGATCCAGCAGATAGCGCCACAGGTGCTGGAAGCGAAGATCAAGAAATACATGGAAAGGATGGTGTGACTATGATCAATGAAATCATTCAGGCAATGTCAGTGGCTATGGATACTGAATTTAATGCTGAAGATGATGCCTATGAAATCTATGACAAAGAGATCCCCCAGGATCTGAATGCACCTGCATTCTACATTCAGTCCATCAATCCTGACACCAACCTGTTCCTTGGAAAGCGGTACCTGGCACATAACCATATGGTGGTGCAGTATTTCCCGGAATCTGAAACGGACTACCAGGAAGAATGCAATGCCATTGGTGAACGGCTGATGTGGATCCTTGAATGGATCACGTGTGCCGGTGATGACAGGCCTATCCGTGGATCCAACATGCACTTTGAAGTGGTTAACGGCATCCTGAACTTCTTTGTGGACTATGAATTCTTCATCCGGAAGGTGGAAGAAAAGGACAAGATGGAAACCATGGAATTGCAGCAGACAGCAAATTGAAGAAAGGAATGAAACTATGGCACAGAAAAAGAATCCTTCTGTGGATGTTACTGAAGCTGTGGCTGATGCCAATGCTGAAGCCGTAGTTGCAGAAACAGTCACGGAAGTGGCATATGATAAGGCACAGCTTTTGGGCAGTGCCAAGTATGCTGCCAGAAGGGATCTGATCTATGCCTTGCTTGAAGATGGAAGAAAGTACACCTTCAGCATGGTGGACAGAATGATCAGTGACTTCCTTGGCAGTGATTTCAGCGAAAACAAAGAAAGGAAAGGTGACTAAGAATGGCATTAGGCGGTGGTTCTTTTATCACACAGAATAAAGTCCTTCCTGGCAGCTACATCAACTTCGTGTCTGTGGCTGCTGCCAGTGCCACCCTGTCTGATCGTGGTGTGGTTACCATGCCGCTGGAACTGGACTGGGGTGCTGAAGGCAAGATATTCATGGTTACCCAGGAAGACTTCCTGAAGAATTCCATGAAGTTCTTCGGCTATCCGTATGGTGATCCGAAGATGAAAGGTCTTCGTGACCTGTTTATGAATGCCAAGGTGCTTTATGCCTACCGTCTGAACAGTGGCGGTGTCAAGGCTTCCTGCACCTTTGCAACTGCAAAACATGCTGGCACCCGTGGCAACAGCCTGAAGATCGTGATCCAGGCCAACGTGGATGATCCTACCATGTTTGACTGCTACACCTACTTTGGTGACACGGCAGTTGACATGCAGACTGTGGCTTCCGCTTCCGGTCTGGTAGATAATGACTATGTGGACTTTGATCAGACGGCTACCCTTCTGGTGACTGCTGCCACCCCGTTGACGGGCGGCACCAACGGCAGTGTTTCCGGTACTGCATACCAGTCCTACCTGGATGCTGCTGAATCCTACCGTTACAACATCATGGGTGTTGTCACCACTGACACCACCATCAAAGGTCTGGTCAAGGCCTTCCAGAAGCGTATGCGTGAAGATGTCGGCATGAAGTTCCAGGCCGTGCTTCATGACTATGCCGGTGCTGACTACATGGGTGTGATCAGCGTGGACAATGACACCACTGACAGCGGCTGGTCTGCTGCTTCCCTGGTGTACTGGGTGTCCGGCGCTGAAGCTGCCTGTGCTGTCAACAAGTCCTGCCAGAACAAGAAGTATGACGGTGAATTCACGGTTGACGTGGACTACACCCAGTCTGACCTGGCTGCTGCAATTCTGGCTGGCAAGTTCGTGTTCCACAACGTGAACGGTGATGTCCGTGTCCTGGATGACATCAACACCATGCTGACCACCACGGATGAATGTGGTGACATCTTCAAGGACAATCAGTGCATCCGTGTCATTGACCAGATTGGCAATGACATTGCCGTGCTGTTTGCCACCAAGTACCTTGGTGTGGTGCCCAATGACAAGGCCGGACGGATCAGCCTGTGGTCTGACATCGTGAAGCATCATGAACAGCTTCAGGAAATCCGTGCCATTGAAGACTTTGATCCGTCTGATGTCACGGTGGAACAGGGTGACACCAAGAAGGCCGTTGTGGTCACTGATGCCGTCACCACTGTTGGTGCCATGTCCAAGCTGTACATGACCACCGTGGTTGCGTAAGGGAAAGGAAGGTGAACAAGAATGCCTAACATTACTGTTATGAAGGCCAAGGATGCGATTTCCGCAAGGCTGGCTGAATGCTATGTCACCATCAACGGCAGAAGGTACAACTTCATGCAGATGATTGACGTGGAATTCAAAATTGAGAAGACCAAGGGGACTATTTCCCGTCTTGGTGCTATCATGGCCGGTCATAAGTCCTATGGCATGGAAGGTACCTTCAGCGGTACCATGCACTACAACACTTCCGTCATGCGTGAACTGATGGCCGACTTCAAGAAGACGGGTGAAGACACCTACTTTGAGATCCAGATCACCAATGATGATCCTGCATCTGATGCAGAGCGTCAGACCGTCATTTTCTATGACTGCCTGACTGACGGTGGTGTGCTGGCCAAGTTTGATGCCGGTTCTGACAGTGAATCCCTGGATGAATCCATTGAAGGCACTTTTGATGACTTCAGCATCCCTGAAAGTTTCACGGAACTGGCTGGTTTCGTAGCTGGCTGATAAGAAATACCAAGGAATACGGAAAACCCGTCATATGGGCTTATATGGGCTTCATATGACGGGTATTTCTGTTATATCAACAACCGGAAAGGAAGGAAAAAGATATGTCCAATTTCAGCAGATTCATGAAGGCCAATAAGAAGCAGAAGGAAAACGGCTTCTATGCCCCTACTGCTTCCCTGTGTGATGAAAACGGTGATCCGCTTCAGTTTGAATTCAAGCCCATTTCTTCCAAGGACAATGAACAGATCAGGGAAGACTGCACCATTGATGTTCCCATCACCGGCAAGCCTAACCTGTTCAGACCGAAGCTGAACACTTCCAAGTATCTGGCCAAACTGATCGTGAAGTCCATGGTCACCCCTGATCTGTATGATGCAGAACTTCAGGACAGCTATGGTGTGAAGACACCGGAAGATCTTCTGTATGCCATGGTGGATGATGCCGGTGAATACCAGGATCTGTGTGTCTGGCTTCAGAAGTTCCAGGGATTCACCAAAACCCTTGATGAAAAGGTGGATGAAGCAAAAAACTGATAAATGAAGGTGATGCTGAAGCCAATTATGCATACTACTGTCTGCATAAACTTCACATTTTGCCTTCACAGTTTCTTGCCTTGGATGAACCGGAAAAGGCCTTCATTATAGCGGCCATTGACATCAAGGCCGAAAATGACAAGAAGGAAGAACGTGAACTGAAGCGGAAGGCTTCAAAAGGAAAAAGAAAGAAAGGATAAAACGTCATGTCCAGTATCAGAACAGGTATTGAACTTCAGGACAGCTTTTCCCCTGTCCTGGAAAGCATGGTCAGCACTGTGTCTGATGCCGTGCACAGCATGGAACAGATGCAGCAGGTCATGAATGCCGGTGTGGATACGGGCAACATGGACGGTGCAAGGGCAGACATTGATGCTGCTGCCGCTTCTGCCAGGGAACTGGCTGAAGCACTGGCCGGAATCAGTGCACCGGTGATCAACATGGATCAGCCGGTCATGCCGGAAACGGTCATGCCTAATCAGCCAAGACTGTCCAATGATCAGCTTGCCAATCCACCCCCTGTGACAATGCCGGTCACACCGGCTGTAACAGATCAGCCGGTTATAAATGTACCAGATGAAATAATTGTACCTGTTACTGCTTCTGTAACAGATCAGCCTGTCATTGACATTCCTGAAGAAATGACGGTACCTGTCACACCAGTTGTGACGGAACAGCCTGAAATAGAAGTGACAGAACCTGATCTTTCAGGTGTGGAACAGTATCAGCAGCAGATCCAGTTGGCATCCGCTGCACTTCAGCAGGTAAGAGAAAGACAGAATGAAATCATTGCTGCCGGTCAGCAGATGGATATTCTGTCCGATGAAACCAGAAGTGAAATCAATGCCACCACTGTTCAAATTGAACAGATGCAGCAGGCATTGAACCAGATTGAACAGAATCCACTTGAAGTGGATTCTGAAACTACCAGGCTTCAGATTGAAGCCTTGAATAAGTCCATTGCTGACACCCTTCAGACACAGGCACAGCTTAGTGATCAGCTGAAGGATATGTCCGTGCCGGTGGAATGGCAGCAGGACTTCCAGATCTTCCAGAATACCGGCATTGAACGGTTCAATGCAGAAGTTCAGTCTGCACAGCAGATGCTGAACACATTGAACACCACACAACAGAATATAGCACAGACTGCTTCAGGACTGGATATTCTACCGGATGCTGCCTTGCAGGACATCACCAATCTTGGACAGCGGCTTCAGGGCATTCAGCAGCGGATCCAGCAGATCAGCAGCAATAAGCTGAACATGGACACTGATGAAGCCAATGCTGAACTGGAACAGTTACGGACACAGTTGCATGGAATGGTGCAGGCACAGGAAGAACTGAATGCTGCCATTGACAGCGCTGATCCTGAACGGATCAATGCTGCATACCTTCAGCTGTCCGGAACCATCAGGGGAACCGAAGGCTACATCAGGGATAACGTCAGTGAACAGGGTGCATTCAACAATGCAATCAACCAGGGCACACAGGCGGCTTCCGGTCTGAACAACATGATCCGGACGGCCTTTGCTGGCTTCCTTGGTGTTGCTGGCATCAAGAAGACCATTGGTTTCATCCAGGAAGCCACTGAACTGTATGATACACAGCTGAATGCAGAAAATCAGCTGATGACGGTTCTGGCAAACATGGCTGACTGGTCTGAAGTGCCTGAATTCATTGTGGGCATTGATGACACACTGGCACTTGATGAATTTGGCAATCTGGTCAGCACCATTGACGGCACCACGGTTGACGTGACACCGGAAATGAGAACTGACTATCTGCTTGGTCAGTTTGATGCCGTTGCAAACAAGGCCAGTGAAATTCAGTCCAAGGGTATTTATGGTGATGAAGCCATGATTGCCGCTGGTGCTGAATTTGCCACCTACTTCACAGATACTGATGCAATCACAACCATGATGGACACCCTGTCCAACTATGCCATGGGTATGTCTGGCGGTGGTGCACTGGATACCACCCAGATGACCGATTATGCCACCAACCTTGGCAAGATCATGACAGGATCCTATGATGCCATGACCAAGAAGGGTTTTGAATTTACGGAAGCCCAGAAGGCCATTATTGAAGGCACGGCCACACAGGATCAGCTGACGGCAGTGCTTGGTGATGATTATGCATCCCTGTCTGATGAAATGCAGGCGGCCTTGGTGATCAGCCAGGTCATTGATGAATCCTGGGGCAATCTGTATGAAACAATGAGCAACACCCCTGAAGGTCAGATTATCCAGATGACCAATGCATGGGGTGATATGAAAGAAATGATTGGACAGCAGCTGTATCCGTACATTGTCCGTTTTGTCCAGATCATAAACGATAACTGGCCACAGATCACTGAACTGGTTGCAGGCTTTACAGATGCGCTGGCCATGGTGCTTGGCATCCTGGGGAACATGCTGGAAGGTGCCATAGAGTTTGCACAGGTCATCCAGGATAACTGGTCTTGGATTGAACCTATAGTGCTTGGAATTGTGGCTGCCCTGTCTGCATATGCCGTTATTTCCGGCATTGTGGCTGTGGCAAACGGCATTCATGCCGCTTCCGAAGCTGCCAAGGCTGCTGCACAGATGATGGCTACTGGTGCCACTTTTGCTGAAACGGCTGCACAGTATGGCTTGAATGCTGCATTGGCTGCATGTCCTATCACCTGGATTGTACTGGCCGTCATTGCACTGATTGCGGCATTGATTGCCGTCTGCCAGTGGATTGCCAACACTACAGGCGCTGCCAATTCTGCTTTTGGTGTCATCTGTGGTGGTATTGCAACGGTGGGCGCATTCTTCAAGAACCTTGGCCTGTCCATTGCCAATATTGCCATTGGTGTCTGGAACTGGATCAAGGCTGTGGTGACCAACATTGGCATAGCATTTTCCAACCTGGGACTGTCCATAGCAAACATTGCACTTGGCATCTGGAATGCCCTTGGTGCCGTGTGTGATAACATCGGCATAGCATTTCACAATGTCATTGCAAACGTCACCGGATGGTGGTATGGACTGTTATCGGATGTTCTGACGGTGGTTGCCGGAATTGCAGCTGCCCTGAACAAGCTGCCATTCGTGGAATTTGACTATTCAGGGATTGCAAACGCTGCTTCTGAATATGCTGCCAAAAGTGCTGCTGCCTATGAAGGAAAAGAAGACTATAAAAGCCTGCTGTCTGCCTTCCAGGAAGGCATGTCAACCTATCAGCTGAATGAAAATTACATGGACACCGGTGCTGCCTTTGATGCAGGCATGGACACCTTTGACACATTCCAGGAAGGATGGGCTTCAGATGCCTTTGCCGCTGGTGCTGAATGGGGTGACGGTGTTTCTGAAAGCGTGTCCGGCTTCTTTGATGGATTCACTGACATGTTTTCCACTGACGTTGAAGGTCTGTCTGACCGTGGTGATCTTGCCACACAGCTGGCCAACGGTGTTGGTGACATTGGATCCGGTGTTGGTGACATAGCCGGAAATACGGCAGCTATTGCAGGATCCTTGGACGTTACCAAGGAAGAACTGAAGTATTTACGTGACATTGCTGAACAAGAAGCTATAAACAGATATACCACAGCAGAAATTCACGTTGACATGTCCGGTATGCAGAACAATATCAACAATGACATGGATCTTGATGGTGTTGTAAGCGGTCTGACTGATGCGGTGAATGAAGCGGTGGATGAACTAACAGAGGGGGTGCATGACTAATGGCATATATGTTTTACCTGAAAAAGGGCCTTCTTCCTGTCACCCCCAAGGATTGCAAGATAAAGATCAATGGGAAAAACAAGAAGGTCACACTGATCAATGAAGGTGAAATCAACATCCTGAAGAAGCCTGGACTGACGGACATTGAATTTGAATGTCTGCTGCCAAACGTGCGGTATCCTTTTGCCGTGTACAACAGCGGCTTTCAGAATGCGTCCTACTTCCTGGACTACTTTGAAGAACTGAAGGTCACACAGGAACCATTCCAGTTCATCATCACCAGGGCTTTTCCTAATGGCAGGGCGCTGTACAACACCAACATCAAGGTGTCCCTGGAAGACTATCAGATCCAGGAAGGTGCAGACATTGGCTTTGATGTGAAGGTCAAGATCAGCCTGAAACAGTGGAAGGACTACGGAACCAAAACAGTGGCAATGACCATTCAGCAGAAGAAGGTTGTTGCATCACCGGAACCTGCACCAAGACCTGTGGAATCATCCCCTGCACCACCACAACAGACCACATACACGGTGGTCAGGGGTGATTGCCTGTGGGCAATAGCACGGAAGTTCTACGGCAATGGTGCCCTGTATCCGAAGATCTATGATGCAAACCCAAACGTGTTCAAGGGCAGAAGTCCCAATCTGATCTATGCCGGTGATGTGCTGGTCATTCCCCCAGCATAGAAAGGATGGTGAACATGGTTGAACTTTTGATTGCAAATGGAAATACGGTGTACCAGCCTGCTGTGGAAGACGGTATAAAGTGGACAACACAGCGGTTTGGTACACCTGGAAAGCTGGAATTCAAAGTCCTGAAGGATGAAATCATCAGTTTTCAGGAAGGATCACCAGTCCGGATGACAGTTGATGGCCAGAAAATCTTCTATGGCTGGGTGTTCAAGAAATCCAGGAACCGTGATCAGATCATAAGCGTGACTGCCTATGACCAGATGCGGTATCTTCAGAACAAGGACACAAAGACCTATGAAGGCAAGAAGGCATCAGAATTCATCCGGATGCTGGCAAATGACTATACGCTGAACCTTGGATCCATTGCTGATACAGGTTATGTCATTGAATCAAGGGTGGAAGAAAACACTTCCCTATTTGACATGATCGGCAATGCACTGGATCTGACACTGACCAACACAGGCAACATGTTCATCCTTTATGATGACTTCGGCAGTCTAACGCTGAAAAGCCTTGATCAGATGCGTGTGGGCAGCAATGGCCAATACCTGATGATTGATGAAGAAACAGGCCAGAACTTTGACTATACCAGCAGCATTGATGATGCGACATTCAACAGGATAAAGCTGACCTATGACAATGATGAAACCGGTATCCGTGAAGTCTATGTGGCACAGTCCGGTGAAAACATCAACAAATGGGGCATCCTGCAATACTTTGACACCCTTCAGAAGGGTGAAAACGGTCAGGCCAAGGCTGATGCCCTGCTGAAGCTGTACAATCAGAAGACCAGAAAACTGGTGGTAAAAAAGGCCTTCGGTGACTGCCGTGTCCGTGCCGGATCCATGGTGGTCATCAACCTTGGCCTTGGTGACATCAACGTGAAGAACTTCATGCTGGTGGAAAAATGCGTCCATACCTTCAATGAATCAGAACATTGGATGGACTTGACTTTAAGAGGGGGTGAATTCATTGCCTGATGCAACGGAATTATTGAAAACACTGAAGAAGGCTGCACTTGATGCACTGATGGCTGAAAAACCAACGGACGTGCTGTTTGGCAAGGTGATTTCAGTATCACCCCTTCAGATCAATGTTGAACAGCAGTTCATCCTTGGTGAAAAGCAGTTAGTGCTGACCAGAAACGTGATGGACTTCACAACAAACGTCACTGTTGACTGGGCAACCGGATACAGATCAGGTGGATCAGGGGAAGCGTCCTTTGCATCCCATAACCACGGAATTTCCGGAAAGAAACAGATCACCGTGCACAATGGCTTGGCTGTCGGTGATGAAGTGGTCTTGATACGGAAGTTTGGTGGTCAGAAATTCGTGATCATAGACAGGATAGGTAAGAAATCATGATACCTTCCAATTCCGGATTTTTAGCCAGTGATTTTGAAATCACTGAACAGCCAAGCAAAACATACAAGATGAATCTTGAAGGAAACACCACCAGGGGATATGTTGACGGCCTTGATGCCATGAAACAGGCTGTCTTCAAGATACTGAACACAGAGCGGTACAAGTATCCAATGTATTCATGGAACTACGGTGTTGAACTGATGGATCTGTTTGGGGAACCTGTTTCATGGGTGTGCCCTGAACTGCAAAGAAGAATCACTGAAGCGTTGACATGGGATGAACGGATCCTGTCCGTGACGGACTTTGAATTTGATCTGTCCAGGAAGGGTGTTGTGGCCGTGAAATTCACTGTTCACACCGTCTTTGGTGACATAAAAGAAGAAAGGACGGTGAATTTCTGATGTATGAAGATGTGACCTATGAAGAAATCAGGGACAGAATGCTGGCACGGGTGCCGTCTTCCCTGGACAAGCGTGAAGGATCCGTCATCTATGATACACATTCACCTACGGCCATTGAACTGAAGACGCTGTACATTGAACTGGATCAGATGATCAAGGACGGCTATGGTGACACTGCATCACGTGACTTCCTGATCCTTCTGTGCAAAGACCGTGGCATAGAACCTGAACCGGCAACCAAGGCGGTGCTGAAGGCCACATTCACACCGGCCAGTGTTGGATCCGCTGCACTGATCGGTCAGCGTTTCAACCTGGACAGTCTGAACTACGTGGTGTTGTCTGCAATCAATGCCGCTGCCGGAACCTATCAGGTGCAGTGTGAAACGGCTGGAATCACCGGCAATCAGCATTTTGGCAACCTGATTCCAATGGAATACATTCAGGGACTGGAAACGGCCACACTGGATGAAGTGCTGATACCTGGTGAAGATGAAGAAGACACTGAAGTCCTACGGACACGGTATTTCAATTCTTTTGGTACCTTTGCCTTCGGCGGCAACCGTGCTGACTATATTGATAAGGTCAAAAGCATCAACGGTGTTGGTGCCGTGAAAGTTGAACGTGTCTGGAATGGTGACATCAAGCCTGCTGACCTGGTACCTTCTGAAGATGTGGATACCTGGTATGAATCGGTGATCAGCGGCCTGTCTGATGAAGTGGCTACATGGCTGACTGCTGTTTATACGGCAGCTGCATCCAGAAAGCTGACTGTTGGCGGCACAGTGCTGATCACTATCATTGACAGTGATGACTATGGTGAAGCCAGTCCTGCACTGATCAGTTCTGTGAAGAACACGTTGGATCCGGATGCCATGACTGGTGAAGGTTATGGCCTGTCACCAATCGGCCATGTTGTGAATGTCAGATCTGCTTCACCGGTGACCATCAGTGTCAAGCTGACAGGTCTTCAGTTTAATACCGGCTACAGCTGGTCAGCTTGCAAGGATGCTATTGAAGGCACTGTTGATGAATACCTTCAGTCTTTGCGTGAAGACTGGGAAGACAGTGACTATCTGGTTGTCCGTGTTTCCCAGATTGAATCCAGGGTGCTGGCCGTGGAAGGTGTGCTGGATATTGAAAGCGTCCTGCTGAACGGATCTGAAAACAACATCACCTTGACCAAGTATCAGATTCCTACGTTTGGGGGTGTGATCAATGGTTAGACAGGTTGATCTGGTTTCATACCTTCCCCCATATTTGCAGATATACAAAGAACAGGTTGCTGCCCTGGAAGCAGAAAATCCGGAATTCATCCTGATATGGGATGCCGTGGATCACTGCCTGTATAATCATTTCATCAGCACGGCAGATGAATATGGCATCAGCAGATATGAAAAGATCATGGGTATCATCCCAGATGAACATGACAACCTGGAATCCAGAAGATCCAGGGTGCAGGTGAACTGGGTGAATCTGCTGCCGTACACCATGAAGACATTTCTTCAGAAACTGAACGTGCTGTGTGGTGCCAATCACTACATTGTCAGCGGCAGTTTCACTGAAGAATATCTGCTGTCCATCACAACATACCTGGAAAACCTTGGCCAGGTGGATGAACTGAATGAACTGTTCAATGAAGTGCTGCCGTGCAACATCGTGGTGTATTCCATCAATCAGATCATGTGCACCATAATCAGCAACAATACCTTTGCTGCAAGGCTGACCACCCATGCACAGATCACCTTGACACAGGACTGGTGTGAAACCTTCCGGCCAAGTGGCGGTGTGTCTGCCGGTGTCATCAGCAGCACAGAAATGTATCAGATCACATCTGATAATCACTAAGGTTTCCGTGATCCGGATCCAGGTGGTTATGTCAGACCATACGGTGTCCCTGCTTGCAGGTGGTTATGGGAAGGCATACGGTGTCCCTGATGATGGTCATTGAAATAATACACTATCATAGTTTTCAAGAAAGGAAGAAATGTTATGGCTGAATTTAGCAAACTTTATTTGACCACAAGAGGTCAGGCACTTGTTGCCAAGATCATTGCTGGTCAGGCAAGCCTGGTCTTCACTAAGGTCTGCACGTCTTCCAAGACCTATGCAGAAAGTCAGCTGGAAAGTCTGACTGCACTGGAACAGATCAAGCAGACCAACAGCGTGACCAGGGTGACCATCACCAATCACACTTCTGTGAAGGTTGAAACGGCCTTCACCAATGAAGCACTGGCTGCCGGGTACTATCTCCGTTCCCTTGGCCTGTATGCCACGGATCCTGACATTGGTGAAATCCTGTATGCCGTGTGTGTGGAAACTTCCGGTTTCTGCTACATGCCTGCATACAAAGGTGTCACCGTGTCTTCTGCCTATATTCAGATCTACACCACGGTTGGCAATTCTGATGATGTGGACATCAGCGTCTATTCCGGTGCCTATGCAACGGTTGAAGACATTGATGCCCTGGAAGATGAAATTGCTGACCTGAAGGGTTTTGTCGGATATTCTGACAATGACATCTATGGTGTTGAAGTGGACTTTGCCAACAAGAAGTTCACCCGTCTGGCCGGTGCAGTCAACAAGTCCGGTGGTGCTGGTTTTGACAGCATCAATGCCTTCGGCGGCAGAAAGCGCTGCATCATGACGGCTGACGGTGTTGTCCTGGCATACCAGGGTGACACTGCATACACCACCGGTGGTGCACTGCTTCAGGCCGTGGAAAAAGGCGGTGTCACCTATCCTATCGGCACCATGGTTCAGGTCATGGTGGAACAGCCGAAGTTCTACTACAAGGTTGTGCCGCTGTCCATTGAAGAAGTCTTTGATGCCAACGGTGTCAGCCAGGGCTGGAAGACCAAGAAGATCAGATACTACGTGTCTGACGTGCCGAAGAAGGGCTTCAAGATCCATCCCCAGTTCACTATGAATGAGGGGAAAACCGTTGATGACTTCATCTACAAGTCTGCCTTTGAAGGCTGCCTGTATGACGTGTCTGCTTCTGCCTACATCTTGGATGATGATCAGGTTGCTGACTTCACGGTCAGCACGGGTGACAAGCTGGCTTCCATTGCCAATGCCAAGCCCATTTCCGGCCTGACACAGAATCTGACCAGGGCGAACACCAGAAAGCTGGCACACAACATGGGCAACGGCTGGGAACAGCAGAACGCTGTCATGCTGGCCGGTACCCAGCTGCTGATGCTGATTGAGTACGGCAGCTTCAACAGTCAGACCGTCATTGGCAAGGGCATTGTGGACAAGACCGATGACGGCAGCACCAACATGGCTGAACTGACCGGTGCCACGGTGAACCTTGGCAACGCTTCCGGTGAAGCAGAGAATGCCAACCATCAGAAGGCTGTGTCCTATCGTGGTGAGGAAAACCTGTTGGGCAACATCTGGAAGTGGGAAGACGGCTTCAACATCCAGAATCCTTCCGGTTTTGCGGCTGGCATGTTCGGCACTGTTTATGTGGCTGATCACGGCTTTACTGATGACACCGGTGCTACACCCTATGAAGACACCGGCATCCGTATTCCGTACACCAGCGGCAACTACATCAGCGCTTTTGGTTATAGTGAAGACTATGACTGGATCTTTGTTGGTGTGGAATTCTCCGGCACCAGTGCCCTGCCTGTTGGTGATTACACCTGGAATGGTAACGCCGGTTGGCTTGTGGCTATATCCGGTGGTATGTGGACTAATGCCTTGGCGGCCGGGATCTTCTATCGGAATCTGCATTATTCGTCTTCTTATCGTGGTCGGAATGTCTCCGGGCGGTCGGTGTTCATTCCCAGCAGGAAGGCGGAACTTGACGCTGCGTAAGGCAATAGCCTGAAACATAGAACTATAGGTGACGTGGTTATACAGTCGGATTATTTGCAAGATAGGTGGAAGACCACACATGGCTACTGGAAAAAAGCAAAAAAGTCTAAATGGTAACACCAGTTGGCATGTAGCTAAATCCAGTGGTAAATGGAATAATGCCTTGAAAGCCAGGATCTTCAATCGGAATCTGAATAATTCGTCTTCTAATCGTAATCGGAATATCTCCAGGCAGTCAGTACATGCACTAAAAAGCACCCATCCGGTCAACACCGGGTGGGTGTTTCAATAAATAAGTGATGCAGCGTGTTCTGCATCCAGTTTGAACTGCAACCGTGTCACCGTGCCGCTTGGCAAAACACTGACAAAATTCTAAACAGGCTGTACTGGTAGGATGCACCGGTTCCGGTGCGTGTCGAAGGTTCGGCTTAGTGCATACAAAGGAAACACTGTGAAGCGTTATGGTTATTTATTTGAAAAGATTGTTTCAATGGACAATCTGTACCGGGCATATAAGAATGCCAAGAAAGGAAAAGGCTGGTATCAAGAAGTAAGGGAAATTGAAAAGAATATCTGGTACTACTTAGGGCTGCTTCAGGAAATGATGATCAACCATGATTATCACACTTCCAGCTATGAAATGTTCCTTCGGAAAGAGGGAAACAAAGTCCGTGAAATCTACAAGCTGCCGTTCTTCCCTGACAGGATAGCACAATGGGCAATCATTCAGGTGATTGAACCACAGCTGTTGGCACACTTTACGGATGATACCTATTCAGCCATACCAAATAAAGGAATACATGCAGCCTTCAAGAAACTTCGGAACGCTGTGGACACCGTGCCTGATGAATTGCGGTTCTGCTGCAAGATTGACTGTCAGAAGTTCTATCCAAGCATTGACCATGACATCCTGAAGGCAAAGTACCGGAAGAAATACAAGGATCCTGAACTGCTTCAGGTCATTGATGAAATCATTGACAGTATCAGCACCTGTCCGGCCACGGATGAAAACATAGCGTTTTACAGGTCACTGGGAAAGACCGTTGCCATTGTTCAGCGAAAGGATGAACAGTTCATTGATGGTATTGGCATTCCCATAGGCAACTACTTTTCACAATATGACGGCAACTTCTACCTGTCGGACTTTGATCACTTCATGAAGGAAGTGCTTCACGTGAAGCACTACTACAGATACATGGATGACATCTGTGTGTTTGCCAGTACCAAGGAAGAACTTCACAGGATCCTGGCAGCTATGGGTGACTACCTGAAGTCTGAACTGAATTTGAGGATCAAAGGGAATTATCAGATCTTCCCCACGTATCAGCGTGGTGTGGATTTTGTTGGATACCGGATCTTCAAGGAATACACCCTTCTTAGAAAGTCCACTTGCAATCAGATGAAGGACAAGATGACCAGATTGCTGAAGAAGGTGGAATCCGGCAAGGAAATGAACTATTCAGAGTGGTGCAGCATTGCTTCCTATAAGGGCTGGCTGATCCACTGTGACAGTCACCGTCTGACTGAAAAGTATCTGGATCCGCTTCAGCCATACGCTGATGCATACTATTTCAAACACATCAAGAAAGGAAGTAAGGAAAATGATCAATCATGGACGTGTACAGGCAACCGTGCAGCCTGAACCCCTTGTGGTGGATGAATTCAGTGTTTGGATTGCCAGCAACGTGACGGCAATCAACACCGAAGGCACGGATGATGAACCTGGCTTCACCGGTTATGAATATGACCTGGTGCAGTATGACAAGGATGAATACATCAAGATGCAGTCTGACAAGCAGGCTGATCTTGAAAGTCAGATCCTGGACACCCAGGAAGGCCTGGTGGAAGTCTACGGACTTCTGACGGTGTAAGAAAGGAAGGTGTGAACCATGGTAAAAGTGTATGCCAACCTGATCATTCATGACCGGATGACCTTTGAACAGGTGCCTGCTGCCCTGAAGCCTGCTGTCAGACAGGCTGTCATTGATGCTGGCTATCCTGACAAGGTTCCTGATGAAGGATAAGGGAAAATATCAAGTACGCTGGAAAGTGCCGTATATGACCGTTATATAAGGTCTGACGGCACTTTCTGACGGAAGGGAAAGGTGAACAACATGACTATTGAAATTGCACTGCTGATTTCCGCTGTTTCCCTTGCCTTCAGCATCTACACAGGTATTGCCAATCTGAAAAGGAACAAGTCTTCTGATGACAAACGGGAAGCCAGTGACCTGACCACCGTCATTGTCAAGCTGGAAGGCATAGGCCGTGACACTGCTGAAATCAAGAATGATCTGAAAAGCCTGAAAGAAGACGTGAAGGGAAACACTGAAAAGATCATCCGTCTGGATGAATCCCTGAAATCTGCATGGAAACGGATCAACTTCTTGGAAGGGAAAGGAACAAGTGGCGCTGTGGATGAAGGATAAGCATTCAAAGAAGAAACAGACCAAGCTGTCATGGTTGTGGGAATTTTCAAAGAAGGTTGTGGCCACGTGCTTTGTGCTGTACGTCATAGCCTTCTTTTATTCTGCAATCGTGATGATGGTTTCCGGTGATTACAGCAATCTGGGGACGTTCATGGAACTGTCCACCAACGTGCTGATCACCTGTGTCTTTGGGTACTTCATCAAGGCAGGCGCTGAAAACGTGTTCAAAATCAGGAAGACGGGATCCGGTGATCAGCCGGATCCTGATCTTTCTGCATCTGAAGAAGAACCCAAGGGATAAGAAAGGAAGTGCGTCTATATGGACTATTCAACTATCATCAGTCAGGTTCTGATCATTGTCGGAATTCTGACCATTTTTGTCAACATCATCACTGAAGTGATGAAGAAATCCTTCAGCTGGCTTAGTACGTCCAAGGTGATCAACATCTTTGTGCTGTGCCTGTCCATTGTTCTGACGGTGGGTGTGTTCATTGCCTACTGGCAGATGAATGGCATGATGCTGACATGGTATCTGGTTGCTGCATTCGTCATTGTGGGCATCATGGTGGCCTATGCTGCAATGTTCGGCTTTGACAAGCTGATGGCTTATTTTGAAAAGAAGTGAGGTGAACACAATGGCTGTGAGAATCGGACATGCGTCCATTTCTGAAAACGGCAATGCCGGATGGGACGGACGTGCCAAGGCTGGTGACCAGACCGGCCTTGAAGTGAAGATTTCCTACTGGTACAACAAGGACTGGCTG